AGTAAATAATGATTTACCTCTGAATCCGCAAACCCAGCATCCATAATTTTGGAAATTGGTAGATGAGGAATCTAGATTAACTTCTAATTTTAGTTTATGGTGGTTACAACTAGGGCAATGAAATGAATAATTACCCCTAGAAGTGGATTTACCACTACCTAAAACAGATTTTACAGTATTTAACAAAATAGTATCTACCATTGTAGACAAGATAATAACAATACGTTAAAAAACCAAATTATTTAAAATCTTTACTGAAAAATTTTCCAAGCACGTTATCATTGAAATATTCAAGCGGATATTCTAACACACTATATTTAAACAAATACTTACACTCATAATATGTAAGTAATTTTTTATTTTTTGCTAAATGAAGTATTTCACGCTTAAATTCATCTTTTTTTCCTTCCTTTAACATTTCAAGAATAGGTTTAGCAGAACCATAATATGTTTTCCAATCCGATTCTTTTTGTACAACTTTAGTTGTTGCTTTTCTACCAGGACCTGTTTGTTCTGCTAATTCAGCTTTAGTAAGTTTTTTCTTAACATTATGAAGTAATGCTTTTTTACCTATATATGAAATTCCGGTAGGTATATGAGTTGTCATGTAAACAAAACCATAAGTATCTTCAGGAAAATCTTCTATTTTTTCTATAACTTTATCTTCGTATAACCACATTTACATGTCAAAATTAATTATTATATGCATATCCGTTAATGTACTTGTAGGTACAGGTTGTGCTAATTTGGCTACTGCTAATAACTCTTGTGCTTCATTATATAATCCTACTGTTGTAATATACGGTGAGAAGAAAGAACCAGTAGTATAATCGTAAACTACTATATCATCACTTACTTTTTGTGATAAACTAGGATTTAAGCTTAAGTTAAATTCATTTTCTGATATTGTACATTTATATTGTGTTTCAAATAATGTTAGTGAACTAGAAAATGAACATGTAACTGTAGGGTCAGTTATAAAATTTAAGGCTGATGCCCCATCATTACCCCCATATACATCATCTTGATCATATACTGCGGCATCATAAACTGATGTACTACCTATAGAACCAGAATCAACAGATATTATTATTAATCCATGGGAATATATTATATTCCCCACTAAATCATCATTATTATCTATTATGTTTCCTTCACCATCATCATAAAGGGTTATACTGCCTGATGTTATTCTGAATGATTCGGGTAATATTTGTTCACCAAATAATTTTCTAGGGATTGAAATTACTCCTATAATATCATCAGACCCTGTTGGAAATATTTTAGGGAAAGTTAAACTAGTTTGGGGATAATTCTCAAAATTTGGGTTTTGAACTGCTCCTACAAAGCGATTACCCGCTTCATCTTCTCCAGGAATTATATACTGTCTGTTAATAGAATCACCATAACTAGAAGTTAGGAAATTAGAATAATATAAATGTTTAGCCGAATTATATACTAAAGATTGGTATTGGGTAGTAATTTGACCTGTTGTAGGTCCTAAATTTACTAAACTTCCAGTTATATTTTTTCCTAAAAATCTATCAACACCCGAGCTAGTCATAGCTACGGCTCCATTAAAAGTATATCCCTTATTTACTACAAAGGGAGTAGCAATTATATCAGATGATAAAAATTGTTTGTAAGCACCCATTCATTAGAAATCTAACTTAACTCTAATAAGAGCTTCTTTGGTAAAGTCTTTTAATAGTGGTCTTGATAATTTAGCTACTGCTACTAAGTCATTAGTGTCATTATACAATCCTACAGTAGTAATATAAGTTTGAGGACTGTTTATAAATAAATTATATAATACTTCACCCGTACTACCACTTATAAAGCTTGGATTTTCAGTATAATTAAATTCTGAGTTTTTAACTCTTACGAATATATAATCCGAAGAAATTGTTTCTTCACTGTTTAATCCAAAGCTAGCAGCCCCACTTATAGCGGTAAATAATCTTCTATTATTATTTCCTTCAGAATTAAATGAATAACTAGGGACCAATTGGATTGATTCGGAAATCGCTGTAGGGTGTAATATTATAGTAGCAATATCAGGTAAGAATAATCCATATGAGCCAAAGCTTGGGCTATATCCATTTGTATTTGAACCTGATGTATAAACTGTTCCTGAAGAGCCACTTACAATTTGGAATACTCGTCCTGCGTCTGTAAAAGTAATTGAATCTACTACCTGACTATTATCTGTAAGATTTAAAGTTCCACCAGAACCTGATAGTCTTAAATTTAATGAACCTAAAAATAATTTTTCCTTATATCTTGTTCTATCAAGAGAAATTATCCAGAAATCTGAAGATGTTATAGCTCCAAAGGTAAAATTAGCATATTCATCACCATATATTAGATTTCTATATTGTCCATATATAGTTCTGGTTGGTGTAGAACCGGTAACTTGTGAATTATAAAAGGCACTACCACTACCATTTTTATTACCATAAGTTATAGCAAACTGTATCTCAGCATTAGTAAGAGTAGAAGCTGTTTGATAAACATTTAAATAATAATTACCTGCCGAACTTGCTGCTTGGGTTGAGGAAGTAAAGAAAGTAGTTAATGTTGGAGCTCCTCCTGACCATAAGGTAGCAGATATTGTGTCTGTACTTATTAAGAAATCTTCAGAAGATAAAGTTTTAAATGACATATTTTATAAATGTTTTTAGATTATAATGTGGCTACAGTCTGGGTAGCATTCAATGTAGGTTTGGTGATGGTTATAGGAACTTGTAATCTAGCTCCACTATCTCTACCTGTTATTATTAATGTAGCATAAAGAGCATTATTATTTCCAAATAATGTGTTAACGGTAGTAGCCGTTATATTAAGTGTACTCCCAATAGCGGTAGCAGAAACATTAGTTCCTGTAGTTATACTTGTATTTCTAGATAAAGTATTATTTGAAGCTGCAGCCCCTACACCTTGGAAGGTTGTAAATAATCTAGTATCAGAAATAGTAAATGAGTAACCAGAGGTTTCAAATGTATTTCCTCCAATATAGTTCAATGTTTGAGGAGTAATAGAAAGTGAAGCTCCTTGTTTTAGTACTATACTTGTATAACCAATATCAAGGACAGGTAATTTAGCTGTTCCTCTGGGTAAGGTTACTAATTTATATTTCATATCCTGAGTTTCATCAGGGAATGCTTCTAAAAGAGGCATGTTTTGAATAGCTTCACCATAATAAGCAGAACCGGATGGGTGAGATGGGTTATAAAGAGTATAATCTATCTCATCATCGGCTAAAGCAAATTGTGTTATTCTAAAAGAACCATTGTTTAAGGCTAATAATTCTCTACCTTTTTTGGTTAAAATTGCATCTATAGTAATAATTGAATTATTTAAATATCCCATTGTATATTCTTATTTTATTATAAATATATAAAATTTAATTTTTATCGTCTACTTAACCCCGAAGGGCCTGAGGGTTTGGGTGATGTATTTTTACTTTGTTGATTGGTAGGAGGTTTAGTATTAGTTCCGTATGTTGTAGTTATTTCGTTATAATAATTGTTGATAGCATCATTAGGATCAGGCAATACGATAGCTCCTGGTCCTAATTCATTAACATTTGGTTTAGATACTATTACATATTTACCTTGTTTTGGTGAAGGTGTAGTTGCTTTCCATATTAAAACTCCATATTGTCCATTTCCTATTCCTAAAGGATTAGATCCTGTAATTACTGAATTTTTTAATTGGAATCTAGGGGTAGGGCTATTAGAAGCAGATTCTATTTCATATATTCCATGCCCTAATAAAGGATATAAAGGATCATTTATATTAGAAGATGATATATAGCCTAAAGTATAGGGAGATAAAGAAGTTTTATCTAAAGGATTAGGTAATTCATTATATATAGTTATAAACCACCTATCTCCCATATCTAAACTACTACTTATATTTTGCACTACTGAATGAGAAGGAATTAAACCAGAACTGGCTGTAATATATTGTTGTAATTCATTTAAATTTATCTCATAAGCTCCTTGTCCTGAAGAAAATATACTACCAAAAGTAAAAGTAGTATCATACACTACTGCCATAGCTGAGGAAATACAATCGTTAGTAGGAATCCAATACTCAACTATATCACCTGTATTTTGGGGAGATTTAGGAGTTCCAAATTCAGAAGTTAATACTCTTAAATTATTT